TCCACGTTTGACATCTAGAACTAAAATAGCCAATTAGTTCTAGATGGAAAAGCTTATGTGGGACACAATCATCGCACCTGATTTACGACAACGACTCATCGACAAGTACGTTCCCGCTTCCCTCGACCGTCAGCCACACGGGACTTCGCACCTTCGGTGTGAAGGAACTGATCCACTCGTCTATAAAGTGACTGCTTTCTATTGGTTGCTTCAGGAACTCGTCGGAAACTGGAAGTCTGGAAAACGTCTGACGCTCGATCAAAAATCGAAACTGCTCGAGTTAATTGTATGGAATCTTTCTCGAGTGCAGCAAGAACAAGCCGCTTATGATGAGTACGAGTCCGAGGTAATGATTCCAGGAATCGAAGCGTTCACCGAGTATGAAATACGCCGCCAGGGTTTCGACAATCCCAGACAGACCGTCCCACATGCCGTTGACATACATGACGTTGCCCTTTGTGAGACTTCTGATGAGGAAGAATATGACACCGGCATATCCAGTGAGACCACCGAACAGATTTCCCAGCTTGTGCTCGCGTGCAAAGAACTTCAGCTGAAAGTCGCCCAGGATCTCAGCGAGGGTCAAGCCTGTGAGATTGATTAGACTCATATAAAAGAATCAGAGGTTTTTTATTCAATGTCTCGAGCGGCAATCATCAGCGGTGTGACCGGGCAGGACGGTTCATACCTTGCCGAGCTTTTGCTCACAAAAGGGTATGACGTCTACGGACTCGTCCGGTACGCCTCCGAACACAAACGCGAGCGTATCGATCACATTCAGGGTCTCAAGATCGTTCGAGGTGATCTTACAGATTCTCCGCGTCTCGCTACAGTTATTCGTGATGTGGCTGCTGGTGATTACGAGCGTATTGAGGTGTATAACCTGGCTGCACAGTCTCATGTTAAAGTTTCTTTTGAGCAGCCTGAGTTTACTGCCAACGTCGATGCCATCGGAGTCGTCCGATGGCTCGAGTCGATTCGTCTCTCTGGATATCCAATTGACCGATTCCGATTTTACCAAGCTGGAACCTCCGAGATGTTTGGAAAGGTGGTTGAGATTCCACAAACTGAAGCCACACCATTTTACCCTAGAAGTCCGTACGGGTGTGCTAAGCTCTTTGGGTACTGGATTACAAAGAATTACCGAGAGTCTTATGGGATGTACGCCTGCAACGGCATCCTGTTCAACCACGAGTCCGAGCGTCGCGGTGAAGAGTTTGTAACGCGCAAGATTACCAAGGCGATCGGGGCTCGCCAATTTCCCATTGTTCTCGGGAACCTCGACGCCAAGCGTGACTGGGGCCATGCCCAGGATTACGTCGAGGGGATGTGGCACATCGTGCAACAGGACGTTCCGGATGATTACATCCTGTCGACCGGTGAGACGCACTCTGTCCGTGAGTTTGTTGAACTCGCACTTCTATATATCGACAAACGTATCGAATGGCATGGTTCGGGTGACGCCGAGTACGGCACGGACATTATCACCGGTGATGTCCTCGTCCGCATCAGCCCAGAATTTTACCGACCTGCCGAGGTGGACCACCTCATCGGTGACTCGACCAAGGCTCACAAGGCGTTCGGGTGGGCCCCGAAGGTTTCGTTCACGCAACTGGTTCATCGGATGGTGGAGAGTGACTCAGTGCCGACTAAAGTTTAAAAACCCTAAAACCGTATGGTGAGTTTCCAGGTCGTGGCATGGCACGGCGAGGATACAGACTCTGAATACGTCATTCACATCTTCGGACGGACGGAGGATGGCAAGTCTGTTCACGTCGAAACACCGTTCGAGCCGTACTTTTTCGTCAAGGTACCGCCCGATCGTAGTCCAAAGGCACTGATCCAAGAAATTAACCCTCATAGCTCAGCCGTCATTCGACGCAAAGATCTGTGGGGGTTTCGGAATCAGGAAGAGTACACGTTTCTGAAGCTCGGGTTTCGAACACTTGCAGACCTCAAGGAATGTCGACCTCGAGGACTCAAGGTGTACGAGAAGAATCTCGATCCAGTCCTGCGATTCATGCACCGGTCTGAGATCAAGTCGACGGGATGGGTCCAAGTTCCCGAGAATGCGAGTCCGGGTCACGATTCATCATGCGACATTGATCTGTCCGTCTCGGATTGGCGAACTCTGAAACCCGTCGACCGCGACGACATTGCACCGCTACGCATCGCAAGCCTCGATATCGAGTCGTACTCAGAGTCGGGGGCGTTTCCAAACGCATTCAAGGAGAAGGACGTCTGTTTCCAGGTGGCTGTGACCACAAAGGAGTTTGGGCGTCAGGGATACTTTGATCGAAAGTGTTTTTGTGTCAAGCAGACCAACGGTCCAGAATGCGAGTCGTTTGAGACGGAGCGCGAGATGCTTGAACGTCTCGGTCGATACTTGAGGGAGTTGGATCCAGACATTGTGACTGGCTGGAACATTTTCGGGTTCGATTTGGAGTACCTGTACACGCGTGCGGTCGTCACAGTCGCAGGACCTGATGCACACATGTGGGGTCGTCTGCGTGGTATCCCGAATGAACTCGTCGTGAAACACCTGGCGTCCAACGCCCTCGGATCGAACGACATGAAGATGGTTCCCATGCTTGGGCGGTATGTGTTTGATATGTTTCAGGATATCAAACGCGAACACAAACTCGAGTCGTATTCGTTGAATGCCGTCTCGACGCACTTTTTGAAGGATCAGAAGATTGACATGCCTGTCAAGGAGATGTTTACCCGGTTTCGAGGTGGTGATCCAGTTTTGCTCGGTGAAGTGGCGGAGTACTGTATCAAGGATACTGAACTTCCGCACCGCATTTCGGAAAAGATTTGTATGATTCAGAATCTCGTCGAGATGGCCAAGGCGACGTGGGTACCGTTGTCATACCTGAGTGAGCGCGGTCAGCAAATCAAGGTGTTTTCGCAGTTGGCACGTAAAGCGCGCGAACTCGGATTCATGATTCCGACGATGTATTCTAAAGCTACGAGCGACGACAAGTATCAAGGGGCGACCGTTCTCGATGCTCAGACTGGTGCATACTATGGCCCAATCACCGCCCTTGATTTTGCTAGCCTGTATCCGAGCATCATGCGTGCTCATAATCTGTGTTATTCAAGCCTGGTTATCGACCCCAGGTTTGGAAACGTCCCGGGCGTTACTTACGAACAGTACGGTCCATATCGATTTGCACAAGGGGTACCCAGTCTCTTACCCGCCATTCTGAACGAGCTTGCCGCGTTTCGAAAAAAGGCGAAGAAACTGATGGCTCAGGCGGAAGGAACTCCGATGGAGGCGGTGTATAACGGTCAACAGCTCGCGTACAAGATTTCGATGAATTCAATCTACGGATTCACGGGTGCGACCAAGGGGATGTTGCCGTGCGTCGCCATCGCGTCGACTGTGACGATGCGTGGTCGACAGATGATTGAAGAGACGAAGAACTACGTCGAGGAGCATTTCCCAGGTGCCAAGGTGAGGTACGGTGACTCCGTGATGCCTGGGACCAACGTACGTATACTGGACCCAATGGGACTCGAACAAAGAATTCAAATAGAACGTCTCGCAAAATCATGGGAACCGTATCCGGGTTTCATGAAAGACGGGACTCACAAAGAAAAATACGAACTCACCGATAATGTGAAATCGTGGACACATATGGGTTGGATGCCTATCCGTCGAGTCATCCGACACAAGTGTCAAAAGAAGATTTACAGGGTAACTTCGCCCTATGGAACCGTTGATGTAACGGCTGATCACTCGTTACTAGATACACAGCTAAATATGATTAAACCAGACGAGGTTGAACCTTCAACAGATTTGCTACACTGTGAGGATGCAGTTTTGTTGAACACTCAACCGAATTCAGTTGAGTTGATTCACAAGTCCTGGGATGGTTACGTCTACGACCTCGAGACCGACGCGGGTACTTTTCAAGCGGGTGAAGGTTTTCTTATCGTCAAAAACACTGACTCAGTGATGGTTGAGTTTGACGTCCAGGGACGCAAAGGACAAGAGGCGATTGATTACTCATGGGAACTCGGGGAACAGGCGTCCGAACAGTGTTCTCGACTCTTCAAAGCGCCGAACGACTTGGAGCTTGAAAAGGTGTACTGTCCGTACTTTTTGTACTCGAAAAAGCGATACGCCGCCAAGATGTACGAGAAGAAAGGGGACGCCGTCGTGTTCAAGAAGATTGATGTTAAGGGTCTGCAGGTGGTTCGGCGTGACACGTGTATGTATGTCCGGGGCGTCCTCAAACACCTACTGGACTTGGTTTTGAATTCAGAGGATCCACGGCCCGCTATCGAATTTGCACGTACATCCGCCAAGATGCTTCTCAAAGGCAAAGTGGATCCGAAGGAGCTCACAATGTCGAAACAACTCGGCGCAGACTACAAGACGCGCGTTCCACACGTCGAGGTCCGCGATAAGATTCGAAAACGCGCACCGGGATCTGAACCCCAGAATGGGGACCGTGTCGCGTTTTTGATTACAAAGGTGCCTGGTCTTTTGTGCGACAAGGCGGAGGATCCGTCATGGGTCACGGACAACAAGATTCCGTTGGACTATGTGTACTATTTCGAACACCAGCTGGTCAAGCCAGTGTGTGATTTGCTCGAGCCACTTGTAGGTGCGAATCCGTTCCAGACAATCTTCAAGTCGGTGGACTACCTGACAACACCACCGATTTCAAGCTATTTCATACCCCAAGTCCGAAGGACTTGATTGTCCAGAGTCCAATAGGCACAGGGTGATCGTCGCACCTAAACCCAAGGCTCACTAAAAAACCATGGAACAACAGATTGCTCAGTTGATTGAGTCTGAGGTGGAGCGTCGCGTCCTAGAACGCATGTCAACAGCTCTTGAAAAGATTAGTCGCACGTTTGACATTTCTTTGCAACAGCTGCTTCGAACGGCGAGCGAAAACACGACGAGTGCCTGGAACGGAAACGTGTGTCACGGACTGAGCAAGTCGTCAAAGCAAAAGTGTAAACGCGGTGTCAAGGATGGGTCCGGGTACTGTAGCTGTCACAAGGATCAAAAGCCGATCCAGCGCATCATTGTACCATCCAGATCCCAACTTTCTTTGATGGCACCGATGCCTGTACATACACATAGTCTTCCTCCGATGTTTCTCGCTGGATGTCCAGCATGTGAACGTGGAAAAAACTCTCGAATAGATATATAATGGCTGGTGGACTCTTCCCAGGTCGTCCGTTTGAGTTCAATGTCAAGTGTATCGTTTTTTCACTTGCGCTTTCACTTGGATACTGGTATTCACCGCATAGAAATCTGTGGATCCTCGCGTTCTTGATTTGGTTCCCTTATATTGCCCTGGCATGGTATGACTGGAGCTACAACTGCGAAAACAAGCTGCAGCCAACGGCTGTTCCGTTCGGCCGGTACATTTGGCTACCGTTCAAGCCACCAGGCTACAAGCAGGCGTTCAACGATCTGCCACCGGAGAAGATTGCCATCATGGACCGTGTAGACCACCTCGCCGGGTGGACTCTGGTTGCGGCTTTAGCGACATGGTATCTGCTTAAAAATAAACGAGCCTAGTTGTTCATGGCGACGCGGAGTGACCTCCTTCTCGAGGCGCTCCGGCGATTTTTTGAAGTCCCAGAGCATACCCAACAGCTCAAAGATATTCTTGAACACAGACGCGGAGTGTCTCTCAGGAACCTCGAATGGTTCGTGACAAACTATTCTCGTCAGACGAACGTGACGTATACGACTCCGACGGGGCGTCAGTTTACGGTTCACGTGGCGTACAAGTCATCTCTGGATGGCTATTCGAAAAAGTTTTTTGACCCGTTTTGTCGTACGGAGCGTATCGAGTTTCAAGGATTTACGACGACGATCGCTCAGCTGAATTTCATTCGATGGTGCATCGTCAACGGCATTGTCGATTACATCACTGAGAAAGGAGTCTTGCATATCCGCCGGAAATTTGAAGAGGGACATACCCATAATAGTAAAGGTACATTGTGTAAGACTTTTCAATCTGAGGTGAAAGAATTGGATCAAATATCAGATCCAAGTGCGTCGTCTGTGAATTGAGCGTACTGAAATCGACGTACCCTTCTTGGTTGTACTCTTTGGGGTTGTCTCCAAAACAATACATGTATATACTCTTTGTCGGTACTGAAAGTCCGTGGTCGAGAGCCTGTTTATAGCTGTAGTACAATGCACCCGGAAAGTTTGAAAGTACATTCTGGTTGTTGAGGTACAAAGTCCCTGATTGAATGATATCCAAAAAATTAATTGTGACGCCGTTAAAGAACGTTACAGGTACAGCAGCCAGGATGTAATCCGTGCTGTACCCGTAAAAGTACCGTGATTTGTAGTACGCTGCATTCTTTTCGTCTTCGTAGTTTTGATTTCGTACGAACCATGTGATCATAGACACTGGGAAGTTGGCAGTCAGGTTCATAATCGCCTTACCTTTCGAGTACGGCTGACCCGCCTCGGACCACACGCGGTTCACTTTAAAGTTCAATTCGTGACTCTGATAGTACATACGTTCTTGTGGACTCAGGGTAATCTCCTCGAGAAGAACCTTTGGATTGATGATGTCGATTGGGTTCCCACTTGCATCGGCTGGCGCGTCTGTGATCCACGTCGAGTCGTGGAACGTGAATCGAATAGTGACTGTCTGTTTCAGGATGGCACACAACGGGAAGAATGGCTTTTCGAGCTTTTCACGTCCAATCTTACGGTCACTGTGTCTCCGACAGAAGAAAAAATCCAACGGCACCATCATCTTGACGACATCCGTCGCTGGAACGACGTTGGATTCACTCTGACCCAGACTCGTCGCTTGGTACATTGCCAGTTTCTCATCCGCGTCGAGGAACAGTTGGTCACGAAGAATGTACCAGTCATCTGTCAACGTTTCGATGGGTTGTCCGTCAATCAAAAACTCCACCTTCTTTAATATCGCACGTCCAACCAGAGGCGTGTAGTCGTATCCTGCTGGCAGGGCTGGAAGAGACACCGAAAGGTACATGTTCGACAAGAGGTCACCCGACTCACGTGGGTGAATGTCGACCGAAAAGGTTCGTGTCGAATTAAGAAACTTGTCATTTCCAGACTTGAGAGGCAAGAGGAAACGTTGTGTAATTGCGAATGGTGTATGCTGAATAATCTTTGGCATCCAGAGTGATTCGCCGCCGTACATGTACTTTTCCTGAGGACCGATGGCGGCGAGTGCCGTGAGTGCACCTGTTCCGAAACCACGGCCAGCCATTTCGATGAGTGCGTCGCGAGGTGCCGGAACGTCCGTCCACACGTTCGAGTTGAGGTCGCGCAGTTCCGCAGTTTGTCCCTTTATGAGACTCGCGTCAAAGATTTTCGGATCGTACATCGAATAGTATTTGGGCTGTATCACCTGATTCGGGCGTGTAAAGGTCAAGAGGACATTTGAACTCGGCAAAGGAATCATCTGCTGCTGGTCCGTCACGACGTCGAGTCTGTAGAGATACTCTTGTGGTTTTGTGATTGTATCCGACAGAACGTTTGCCGTTCCAGGCTCGGAGACGAAATTCGACACGGTGAGGTTTCCAGCCACATCGACGAGGAGCATCGATGGGTCACTGAACCCAGTCACCTTCCAATCCGCGTCGGGCGTTGGCCCCGTGAATTGATCGACGACGTATACACTGAATGTGTTTCCAGTGACGATTGGACCACGGAAACCATGTGCAGTCGTCTTTGTCTGGACATTTTCAAATACAAATGTCAGCTGAAGCAGAGAACTCGGTGCGACCGGAACAGATCCCGTCCCTTCAATCGTCGCCGTCACAAGCGCAACGTACGGGAACGAAATGGCAGGCGGACCTGGGTTGATGATAACATCACCATACACATTGGACGTGTACGTCTGAACGATGACACGTTGCTGAATCCCAGCCAGGCCTGTGATTGTCATACCCGGTACAATAGGCGCATTCTGTGTCAGGTAAACTGACAGGATATTTGCAGTTAAAGAAGGTCCGTAAAACCCAGAGACTGTAAGACTCGGTGGGGGTGGGGGCAATGTGATGGTTGGTGGAGGCGGTGGTGGTGGCGCGACCGTCGTTAATAGCTGTCGGTACAAAGCGAGAACCTGGTCACGTGAAGGGTTGCCTGGGAGTCTGTAGCGAACGTATTCTGGTGGAACTTGTAAAATCTCATTTGTCAAACGGGTCCTTTCCTCCGGTGAGGCATTCGGTGGCACGAGTTCATGGATCAGCTCGTCCGTATTCATCTACAAAGACTCAAGATCTTGTTTCCACAGGTTCGACACGGTCATCGCCTCGAGCGTCGCAAGTTCGCTCTGGAGGTTCTTCACCAGCGCTAGGGCCTTGTTGATTTCCTCAGCCGTGTACTGGTACGTTCTGACTGAGACGAGCAACTCATGTGGAAATCCGAGACGCGTCATGTCCGCCTCGATGTCTGCTCGGGTCCGTCGGAAAATCTCGAGACGTCCGTGCGCCACCTCGGTGATGAAACGCGCCCGAATCGTATTCTCAGTCACCTGGTGTTTGAGCTCCTTGACCAGGTGATTCTTCCGAGCCTTGTACAGTGCCATACGCATCTCGAGGTAGTCGACCAAAATCTCCTCTGGGCTCGCATACTTTTTCACAGCACCATTCTGTCCGATGAGGTACATGTTGCTCGTGTGAATCGTTTTCACGAGTCCAAGTTGCTTGGGGTCGTCGACGTCGGTCCAGACGAAAAAGTCCGCCTTGTTTTCCGTCGAGTGATTCTCATACTTGACCTCGAGGCCATCCAGAAACTCTTTGTAGTCCTGGATCCATTTGCCTGGAGGAAGTTCAGTCACGTGAATACGGGACCCTTGACGCTCAAACGTCCCCGTCAGAGTCCACGTGTGGTCGCCCGTCTTTTCGACGGTTCCCGTAAATCCCTTGAAGTGTGGTTTCATCGCCTCCATCGCCTCACCGCGAAGTACACGCTGGATGTTCTTCGTCACCACCTTTGGATCGTACGGCGGAACGTACGACGAAAATCCAGTCCCGATACCCTCTGCGCCGTTCACGAGTACCATCGGCACGATGGGCAAGTAGTACGTCGGCTCGACATTCTGACCATCCTCCGAGACATACTTGAGGACCGGGTCATCACGCTGGTCAAAGATCCGACGCGTCTTTTCAGCCAAACGCGTAAAGATGTAACGAGGACTGGCTGCATCCTTCCCACCCATCAGACGCGTTCCAAACTGACCGCTCGGCTCGAGCAAGTTGACGTTGTTTGATCCGACAAACGTCTGTGCCAATCCGATGATCGTCCCTTGGAGCGACGCCTCGCCGTGGTGGTACGCAGTGTGTTCGGCGACGTATCCGCTCAGCTGTGCCACCTTGGCATCCTTGACCAGGTTACGTTTCAGACAGGCGTAAATCACCTTGCGCTGACTCGGCTTGAGTCCATCTGCAACGTGTGGAATCGACCGCTTGATATCCTCGACTGAAAAGTTGGCCAAATCCTTGTGGATGAAATCAGTCACGGTGAGAGACTTTACATTCCCGTAATCGACACCCGGTGGTGTGTTTGCCATGTGTCCTACGAGCCAACCCTTTCGCGCATCCGCCATGGCTTTGGAAAAGGCGAGCGTCATCGACTCACCGGTTCGCGCATCCGGTGTGAATTTCACAGTCAGACGGTCAATCATCTTGAAGTACTCCTTGGCCTCTGCTGACGTGGATGTTCCCAGACCCTTGTAGTACTTGACGTCTGTCGACCGCCCTGCCCGTGCACGGAACGCCTCCTCCGTGAAAAACCAGTCTTTGCCCGCCTTGATCACAGGGGTCACCATCGCCACAAGGAAACCCAGGTCAATAAGACTCGGCCAAAAGTGATGGATCATGTTGAGCACCAGACCCTTGATGTGACTCCCATCCAGGTCGGCGTCAGTCATAATCATCAAACGACCGTACCGAAGTTCTTTTAGGGAGCTGTACACTTTGCCATGTTGAAGGCCCAAAATCTTCTTGAGGTTCGAAAACTCTTCATTCTCGGTGAGTTGCTTTACGCTAGCATCCCGAACATTCCTCGGTTTCCCCCGGAGCGGGAAGACACCGTAGGCGTTGCGACCTACTACGCTCAGTCCAGCGACCGCGAGCGTCTTGGCTGAGTCACCCTCAGTCACGATGAGTGTACACTCATGACTCTTGGCTGTTCCGGCCCAGTTGGCGTCGTCCAACTTGGGAACGCCTGTAATCTTATTCTTCTTGGCACCGTCCGTCTTTTTGAGCTCCTTCTCCGTCTTGGAGACTGCGAGAGCCGTCAGCTCATCACCGACACCAGATGCCAGTACGTCCTTGATAAACTTGGGCTTGAATTCATACTCTGTGGTCACCTTGGATGTACACTCCGTCTTGGTTTGGCTGCTGAATGTCGGGTTGATGATTGTCGAACGCATCATCACAAACAGAGACGCCTTGATCTGCGCCGGGCGAATCCCCGTCGCCAATTTGGGGACGAGCTGATTCACGAACCGGTCAACGTGCGTCCCACCCTGTGTCGTCGAAATGCCGTTGACGAATGAAATGTGCTGAAACGAACCCGTTGTCGAGTGTCCTACGACAATGTCTTGTCCGAGCGTCGCCAGAGGGACATCACCGAGGTGCATACGAGCGTAGTCCTCAAGGCTTTTGACCTCGAGGCGCGTCCCGTTCAGGTACACGTGACACTTGGGACAACACGCCGCCGCGTCCCAGACGCGTTTCGTCAGCACCTTGAGCACATCCGGGAGTTGTGCCGACCCAGATTCAAACCGGGACCAGTCGGGTTGAAACTCGATGTCGACGTACCCACCCTTGGAAGCCATCTGTGTGATGACTGGCGGTTCACAGACCGTCATGTTCTTTGACCACTTTTGCATGTACTTTTGATTCTTGTGCAGGATCCGGACTGCAAACTTGGACGAATAGACGTTGGTCAACTTGGCACCGTAGCCGTTTCGTCCACCCGTCGTACGTTCCTGTGTGTCGTCGTAGTTTGAGCTGGTCAGTAGGTGTCCGAAGATGAGTTCGGGAAGTCGAACACCAGTCTCTGTGTGTACGCCGTTGGGAATACCGTCGCCGTTGTTTCGTACGGAAAACACGTCACCCTGAAAAGTTACGTCGATGCGTGTCGTCTTTTTCGGGTTGAGAGAGTGTTGGTCGATGGCATTGACGAGCACTTCGTCAAATATCTTCACAAGTCCAGGTGATACCGAGACGATTGACCTCTGGAAATCGACCCATGTTTCTGTGGTTTCACGGGCGAGTGAGCCTACGTAAGAATCCGGGCGCGCCAAAATGTGTTCTACGTGGGTGAGTTTACGATACATAAACTGTAGACACGCTATTTTCTTAAGTCATGAATAAATACGTTACATTTCTCGGTATCGTCGTGTGTTCTCATGTCGTACGATGTATCGCAGAGTACGCGTACTACACGCAATGTGCGGGATTTTGGAATTCAATCTTCACGTGGAACTCCCCCACGTGCCGGGGGTTGCGTTGGACAGCCGATTCGATCATGACGAATGTCGTTTCGATTGTCGGTGTTCAAGTTGCAAATCTCCTCGAGTTCTGACGGCGTGACGGCGATCATCGCAGAGCGATGATCTTTTTTCTCAACGTAAATCAAATGAGCACCCCTCATCGTCGCCCGAGAAATAACAATGGAAATGAACCACCGGCACTGCGTCACAGAAGCGCACGCGGTCGCGTCGCAGTCAGACGCAACAATAACATGATGGCTGGTCTCAACCAGTACGGTACGATGATGCCCCAGCGTCTCGTCTACGGAAACAACGCGGCAAACAACAACAACTGGAAGAAACCGGGTGCGCCACGTGTCATTCGCACGTTGCCGTACACCGCCCGACGAGCGTTTAGGAATGATGTTGCACTTCATAATTTCAACAGCGGAAACATCGGGTACCTGATGTTCCGTGGAAATGTACCCGTCTTGTATACAGCTGAGTCTCTCTACGGGCTCATAAAAGCAGGACCGCGCAAACGTCATATCAACAGCGTGAACAACCTGAATCATTTCTTGGCACGCGTAAAAAACAATAAGGAGCTCTTTAAAAATACTGGGACGCGTCGACCCAGAACTCAGAGAAACATTCGAAAGGTGAAGGTGTCGATGAATCGCGCAGCGCGCGTGATTCAGAAAAAGTTCCGCGCTACCCGTCAGTAGGGACTTTCCAACCTGGAAAGTCCTTTCCATGTTGGCAACTCAACCCGCTTCGCGGCTTGACTTAAACACAACGCACCTATGAAAGTAAAATGACGCAGACCATCAAGATGTTGATTGCCAAGCTGGATGAGCTCAAGGCTCGCACCAAGGAGACGAACGAGGAGCTGAAGCTGGCCCTCGAGGACACTGACGTTTACCGCGACATTCTCCATGCATCCATGGAGGACAAGCGGTACAATGTCACTGAGAAGATTGCCAAGGTGCACGCTCACAAGGTGGCTCTGAAGCACTTTACTCCGCCTAAGGAGGAGGAGTAAAGAGTTTGTATGGACAACGGCGCGCCGTTGGACTGTAACGAGGAGATTAAGACACTTATTGCTGAACGAATGGAAAAAGGTAAAAAGGCGTACGGTCACGGTTTGCTGCAGAATTCAGGATATGATTGGGTCCAAGAGGCGCTCGAGGAGGCGCTCGATCTGTCAATCTACCTTTCAGCAAAGCTTATAGAGATTAAAGCACGTACATCCAAGGATGTATGATTTTGTCATCGGTTTAGCGTTCGGAACGCTGCTGACTCGACTGTTTACAAAAAAGAAGCATCAAGATGTGAGTACACAGGTGGATTTTGTTTCTCAACCAATTTTTCCACAAACATTTGTGCCCGTGCCAATTCCAAATCCCAGAAAAAGCTTTGTGCCCGGTGCACTCTCCAACTTTTGGGGAAAAGATTCTTGAGTCAGAGTATGAAGGAGGTGATTCGCGTCTGTCGCGCGGCACCGCCACACAAATGGCGTGCGACGTTTCCAGATGGAAAAACAGTCAGCTTTGGTCTTCGTGGATATTCGGACTACACTCTTCACAAAGACCATGAACGTATGTTGCGTTATCTGACGCGTCATGTTAAGCGAGAAAACTGGAGTCCCTCAGGTCGATTTAAGGCGGGTTTCTGGTCTCGTTGGCTCTTGTGGTCAAAGCCCAGTCTGCGCAGCGCAGCCCGTGAGACGGAGCGTGTCCTCGGTGGAAAGTACCGTGTCGTTATCGCAAAATAAAGTTCTGTCGACTAAGTAGTCGATGATGTGGCCAACAGCGTGCTGTTGTCCCGGTCCCCAAGACGTTCTTTACGTCGTCCTTCCATACTTTAATTATTGTGGATTCAAACGACGTCAAGAATTGTTCATCAAGTTTGTTCACGAGATTCAGAACGTCAAGGGGGTTCGTATCGTCGTGTCTGAACTCGTCGGACCGGAGCCACTCCCCAAACTTCCAGTGTGGAAGCATATCAAGTTAAGGTCAGACACTCCAGTGTGGATGAAGGAGAAGCTCATCAATGTGGGTATCAAAATGCTTCCAGAGGATTGGAAGTACACAGCGTGGATAGATGCTGACATTACGTTCCTGAATCCAAACTGGGTCCAGGATACAATCGAGGCACTCCAGACGAACGATATCGTACAAATGTTTCGGACGGCTGTGAATCTCGGACCGAACAACGAAGCGATCAAGATTGACAAGGGGTTTGGGTACATGTACGCGGACAGTGGCACGCCCTACATAAAGACGGACAAGTACGGGCATTGGCATCCTGGATACGCATGGGCGTGTACCCGTTCGGCGTTCAGAGGTATGGGAAGTTCGCTTTTGGACTGGGCTATCCTCGGATCGGGTGACAGACACATGGCGATGGCGTGGATCGGACGCGTTTTGGACAGTTGTCCGGGAAACATTCACATGAGTTACAAAGTCATGCTCATGGAATACCAATACAAGTGTCAGAATTTCAACGTCTCATACGTCCCTGGAACGATTCTTCATCATTGGCACGGTCGCTTTGAAGATCGGAAATACAAAGAACGGTGGGATGTTCTCACACGACACGCGTTTAACCCTATCGAGGACATTACCATGAGTCTCCGATTGACACCATCTGGAAAACGCATGGAAAAAGACTTGAAGGCTTACTTTGAAGGTCGCAGAGAGGATTCTGTGTGATGTCCGAAATTCTTCCCACCTGCGGCGGGAAGTTTGTCAATCAACATCCAGATCCACAAGTAGGCTGTTTTCATATAGAGTAACATCCTTGAGAATGTCAGCGAGTATCTGGGCATTCTCCAGGAGGGTAAATCGATGTTCGCGGCTCGCGGCATTCCTGATCCGGGTCATCACACCGTGAATCATATCGAGGACTTCAAGTCGGTTCGTCATTTTTGTTTTTTTGGTGAATGTGAGACGTGGGCAGGATAGGACATGAATTTTATACCGCACCCTGCCGAACTGGGTCATCAATCCACTGGTCCACGGTATTGACGTACATCACCAACTCCCAGATGGAACTAATCTGAGGACACCATAGGCGATCCTCTTTCGGACCCTCGTTGAAATACACAGAGTGCCAATTCGGCAACCAACGAGCCGTGCCCAGGTTTTTCAACGAGTCATCCACGTACAAATTCGTCATGTGACCAGGGAATTGCGTGTAACGCGCAGTCTCAGGTTTCAGGGGCGACGTGCTAGCGTCGTGTCCAGTACAATCGATGTAGACGTTGTCGCTGATCGCATGGGCAATCGGTACAGCCCACTCGACTGGACTGTTTGTGAACAGCGTCACCTTCCAGTCCCGCTCAGACAACTCGTGCAGCTCCTTCGCCTCCTGTTGAAACTCAGTCCCGTATATGACCGATGCCAGGTGTTCCATGAGATGCTTGTCGTACACCTTTTCGTGGAAGTCACTGGTGTCCACTTGGAAACACGTTGCGAGACCTCGAGCCGTGTGACCGTGTGCGAGGTACAACATGCGATTCGTCTCTCGTGGGTCCTTGCATTTGGGTAACTTGGTGGCGACGTACTTGACGCAATTGTCCTTGACGTGCTCCATGAGCAGACGGTCACGCACGATGACGCCGTCAATATCTACCAAAAGTGACTTGTACATGTTTATTTTCAAGCGCGTCGGTGTTTTAGACAAATTTTCTCGTGCACCATTAGAACATGAACATCTGTCCGACGACGTTTGGGCCATACTTTTGGTCCGTGATTCACATGGCATGTCTCAGTGCAGGCAAAGACGTGTCAGATGAAAAGGCGGGTGCTTTGACCCAGTTTTTTGATTCAATGCCCGGCGTTCTGCCGTGCAAGCAGTGTGGCAAACACCTCCGCGAAAACCTCATGATTCTGCCATTCGACCGCAACGACCCATTCCGGTGGTCTGTCGAACTGCACAACCTGGTCAACTCACAGCTCAACAAACCAGAGATTGATTACGACCAGGCGATTCGGTACTGGTCCACCAAGTGTTCAGGCGGTCCGTCGAAACAAAACTGGACCGTCGCATTCCTTATTTGCGTCATCGTGTTCCTCATGCTGTTCACGTTCACGAAGCGTTAAAGAGTTTGTGTCCCTTTCGTGTAATGGCAAGCTGCTTTCTGTATCGTCGCGTCTGCGACAACATGCTGATGATCCACGATCCGAAGGAGTGTCGGAATTGGGGAACACCCGATTACCAATTTTACGAGTTTAACGACCGGAACATCCGGTACGTGATGGGAACGGACAGCATCCCACTTCATCTCGGAAACTTTGTACGAGACTACATCGAGAAGAATGCAACTGCAGACCACATGAAGACTATCGGACGCGGTGAATACACCGAGACGGATCGTCTGATTCAGGATGCTCTACGTTCTTATGCATTCCTGGACTCGAAGGAGCGAGTCACAATTCACAAGAAAGAGCTGAACCGTCTTCGGAGTGAGTTGCGTCGCGAGCAGGCGTGGAATGTGTACTAAAATCCTTTCCACCGCAGGTGGAAAGTTGCCCCTCACCGACGAAGGTTCGGGTCTGGACGGGTCGCATACCAGGACGAACTTATGCGTCCGCGCTGTACAATAAAAAACCTCAGCCCATACTAAAGATGGTCAGGGCTTACACGACCAATGAAGCTATAGAAAAATTCAAAGAAATTCACGGAGATACTTACGATTATTCACATGTAGAATATGTGAATAATAGTTCAAACATAGAAATAATATGTAAAACTCATGGGTCATTCGAACAACAACCAGCGGTTCACATGAGAGGTAATGGGTGTCCAGCATGTAGCGGCAAGAAAAAACACACCACAGAGGAAATAATCAAAACTTTTAAAGAGATGTACGGAGATGAATACGATTATTCATGTACCGAATATAAAGGTGCTCTTAAAAAATTTAAAGTTTTGTGTAAAACCCATGGAGAGTTTGAAACAATTTATAATAACATGCTGAAAGGTTGGGCTTGCCCGGGATGCACTAATTACAGGAAAAATATAGAACAGTATTTTTTAATAGAGGCGAAAGAAGTGCATGGCAATGAATACGATTACTCGAAGGTGATATATAAAAACGGACATACAAACGTCGAGATAATATGCAAGACGCATGGAATTTTTTTACAACAACCAAGAAATCACATCAACGGTGCCAGATGCCAAAAATGCGCCAGATTCACAACATCTAAAATTGCAAGGAATTGGTTGAAAACCCTGAACATCCCCAACCTAAGAACATTTGACAGTCCTCTTGGGGAGTTTACTATACCAGAGACGAGATGGAGGGTGGATGGATATGATGAAACGACGAATACTATATATGAATTTCACGGAGACTATTGGCATGCACACCCATCGAATAAGAGGTATTCTAAAGATGAACCTCACCCAAGGAAAAGAGGGACGTGGGGTGAAGTATATGAAAGAACCCTAGCAAGAGAACGGAAGATTATAGATTTAGGGTATAATTTGGTGGTCACATGGGAACACGAGTTCCTCGCCTCCTTAGATAGTCGTCAGGATCGGGTCGCCCTTTATACCAACTAAGTGGAGCCTTCTTTTTTGTAATTAATATGTACTTGAATGTTCTAGAAGTAGCCCATTGAGGTGCAGTTGCGCCCGGACGACTCCCACCCGTCTTCCACGCTTTAAGTCCTCTGTTGTACACCGTATTCAGGGTTGATTTCGAAATTCCAGTCCGTTTCGAAATCAGCTCCTTGTTAAACTTGAGTCCCGGGTACGTGCGATGAAACAGCATGGTCCAGTGAGACTTGCGCTTTGTTGCACCGACGTCGGATTTACCGAGCGTGAGCTTCGAGTACTGGACACGGCGTCTACGAAGAAGTTCTTTTTTACGCGTGGCTTTCATCGCCGGGCTCAGCCCCGAAAAGTACCTCACGGGCCACTTCATTACTGTAGGTCTAGAAAATTAGAATGTTGAACAGTTAGAAAATGATATTCACTTGGCTAAATGATGATGAACTTCGCGAAATAGGCTGGAGCGACGATCATATATATTCGGGTCTCGTGGGTCAAGTGGCTGCGTTCTTTTTCGTGAAGGACAAGGATGACGTGTACAACGTCCGGCGGAACTTTAAGAGCGCATCGTATGAATGTGAAGAGAACGTCACATTTCGCGGCGAGCAATGGGCGGCGCTCATCACAACATGGATTTGAAATCAAGTCCTTTCGTTGTCGCCTGCAAGGCGACAGTTTGTAAAGGCTCCGCGGCTCCGCGATCCCAAGTCCTTCGGACTTGATTTCCTAGGACTTGATTTCCTAGAACAACCTCATCTGAGGCGGCGGTGGAGGTTTCTGAGACATCACCTCGATAATCTTCTCTTGGAGCGGCTTGACGACACGCACGTATCCAACGTATACGATGATACAGAAGATGACGAGCAACAGAATGACCCATCGTCCCCACATCTGTTTCTCCTGCGGGGGTTTCGGTGGTGGTGGGGCGTGTTGCAACGCATCGACAATTCGATCGAGTTCGACATCTCGAAGGGGTGGTGGTGGCGGATCAGGCTTGACGAAGATGCACTTGAATCGGAGCGTGAATGCATTGTTTTCGAATCCGTTGAAATTGAGCAGTTGGCCATTCTTGTCAATCCAGCGAACCGTCAGACGATCCAACTTGACGATTGGATAATCGTACTCGACGTACTGTTTGTAGTCGCTCGTCTCCTTGTAATTTTTAATCGACCCACCGGGTACATCCATGGGAATCATACCGAACGAACTCCGAATGGATGAACCTTCCGTCGTACCATTGATGAGTTTCTTGGCATCGAGGACGCTCGTCGTACGAAACTCCTGAATGTCCAAAAACACATACTCGTTGACGGCTAAATCGACGATACTGGTCGACTTTGCAATTTGGAGACTTCCATACGTCGGATCGAGGGCGTACACAGGATCGGTCGACGCTGCAAATGACGTGACGGTCGTCAAACCGAGCATCCTTTTCGCCTCGGCTGTCAGTGCCGTGATCGTGAATGAACTCGTGTTTGAAAACAGATACTTGCCTTCATCACACAAAAAGTCCATCGTGATTGCGTTTCCGGATGCGTTCATGATTGCGTTGGCAAGCCCGTTTGCCGAATAGTATCCAGGTGCGATGGAGACGTCCGTGCTGTCGATGCTCACAAAGTTGTTTCCGTTGGTCACATTGTACATCGTGTTTGGAACCTTGGCGGCGACGAGATCGATTCGAACGATACTCTTTATAGGGTTTGTCAAATGAAGCGTGTATTCGCTTCCTGATGGGTAGATTGTCACGTCCCTATTTGTCGAATCGGCATACGCGTACTTGATGACTTGTGAGTCATCCATCTATTACTGTGCACTGGGAAAATTTTATTGTCGAATAGTACATGAATACCGGCCACACGAACGCCCAGGGCCGTACGATCTACCAAGGTCCACGCGGTGGCGAATACGTCCTCGGACCGGGTGGTCGTAAAATTCGAAGTTTCACACGGGTGACGGCACCGGCGGCGGCTGCAGGCGACAGAAACACACATGGTCGTATCATCCACCGTGGTCCACGCGGCGGTGAATACGTTCTTGGTGCGGGTGGTCGGAAAATCAGATCATTCACAAGGGCGACGGCAGCGGCTCCGGAACCAGCTGCGGCGCCGACACGAGCTGCAGTAGCGCTCGCCAAAAGACTCTCCACGTACCTAAAACTCGGAAACAATGAATACGTCAACAAATACGGAATCTTGTACAACAGCCAGGCGAAAACGAAAAACGGTTTATCACACCGCGTTTACAATAATGTTCGCGTGCGCGCATTCAACAAGGATCCAAAGTTCCTGCACCCACATCACATCCCGTACGTCTCCCACGGCAGACCGAACCAGGCTCTCATGCGCAAGCTCAGCCTCAAAAACTCGACGGTTGAGCGCACGGGTAAGACTTATAACGGACGAAACATAGGTGTGTCCAAGAAGGTTTACTTTAACAGACGTGGTGGTTTGTACTATATTTCCCTGAATGGAAAGAAGCACGCAGTCGACGACTTTATGACTCAGTCGTATTTTGGAATCAGAAACGCGAAAAAAGTTCGAGATTTAAAGCGAGTCGTCGGACGGCTGGTTCCGAATTATCCTCGGGGCGCCATTCCACCGAATACACCTGAACGAAGAAGATCGTCGCCGGCGCTGCTGGAAAACATGATGAACCAGATTTACGTCGGAGGTCGCGGTGGAACCATCAACGCGAATCGGTACACGGCTGCGGAACGTAACGTGCTCGCCCGACGCCTCAGTAACTCCATTACACATTTCAAACAGTCACGCAACACCAAAAAGCTTGAGGCTACACAACGTCGTGCGGGTCTAACAATCCCTGGTTTATCAAATGAACAGAAACAGAAGCTTCGGAACGCGGCTGCCGCTGCAAACGAGCGCGTCGGGTACTACAACAACGCCGTTCGTTCATACACCCGCGGTCTGCGCGCCGTCAAGCCATTGTCTGGCGCCGTGACGCCACGAGCGCGTGCCATGGCTGCGACGCCCAACCGGTACACACCAGCGCCGGCAAACGTCAACATGAATGCCATCTACATGCCCCTGAACAAGCCGCACCTGGTGGTTAAAACTCCAGGTGCCGGTACGATCTACCTGAACCCAAACACGTTCACGGGTCTCATGAAGAATGCCGGACGCGTCATTATCGCCCCGGCGAACGTCCGGAACTGGCTCCGCATGGCTCGACGCAACTTCCCCAACGAGGCGTTGTTCCGCCACCCACTCGCCGCCAAGAATGTGACTGCGAGCCACATCCGATTCTCACGCGCGTGAAAGTCCAACGGCGGACAAGAGGCGCTGCGCGTCCCTTGGACTTAAATATCTTCATTCCACACAGCAGTCACACCGACCAATGGTGTGGATGCCGTTCCGAATGCCGCAAACGAAACGGTGTCCCCCGGTAAGACTGAAATCTCGTATGGTGTCAGGTCGATGACGGCGAGCGATGTTGCCGATACGACCGTCGAGAATATTTGCGTTCCACCTGACACTGTCACATAGCCAGTAGGAGCTGAAACGTTCGAGGATGCACACGATTGCCCATTTGTGATTGTGACGCCGTTATTTGCGGTCGTCCCATTCAGAGGCGTGAACACCGTCGGACCTGACGTGTAATTTCTCAAGATTCGAAGAATGACGATGGTTGCTGTACTTCCGCCGTTGATTGCGACCGAGACTGAACGAAGGTGAAGGAACGCCCGGTTCGGGATCCCATTAAATGTAGTGGCGTTCCGAATGCCCAGGACTGACGTCAAAGTCGTATTCGGCACCGCCGTCAGGTAGGCATCCTCTGAATTAAGCGGACCGAGGAATGTACGCATTCCCTCGACAAACATGGCGCACGACCCACCGGACACTTTACAGACGGCTGTCGAACTCACGCTGTTATACGTCGTCCAGAGCATGTTCATGGACGGGTTCCTAAAGTTGGTCTGGGTTGCCGAGTTTGCGTTGCGAATCAAATGGACGAGATCGAACCGACCCGTGATGCTGTTGAGCACGTAGAAGAACATGTTCCCACCGCCGAGATACTGGAACTTGATCTGGTAGACGTTCATTTTCGTCGGATCGAGAATCTGGCCCGACGCGGAGGCTAAACCACCCATCATCGGATCCACGTTCCACGAGGCTTGTGGGACCCACACATCGACAGAACGGTTACGATACATAATACCGAATGACGTTCCGTTGTAGCCCCAGAACAGACCATCGGTCGTACCAGATGCGAGACCGGCCAATTGCGTGTTTCCGGCGACGCCCGTCGTAAACATGGCGGTCCATCGACCCTTGACGCCTTCGCCCGGACGATAGCGCACGTACCGCTGAGACAAAAGGGATGCAGAGCTACTCACGGTGGCGACGGTGGCGACGTTCGCTAGCCCGTCGTTCCATCCGACGACACCACCCGATGCGGTCGTATTGCTCGTCAGGTTGGTATTGATTCCGTAGATGAAATCGACCTGACACGTCGGCGTATCCTGACTGACGTCCATCGCACCGAACGCACCACTAGGTTCCACGACAGTCACGACGAGCGAATTGTCGCCGTTGGAAGCAATCTGTTCGTACTTGCCTCCACCGAGCGTCTTGCCCCAGAGGAGCGAACGCGTATCTATACAATCTGTGTAATCCGTGAAGATTTCGGCGGTTCGGTTGGTTTTCACGGCTATGCGCGCCGTTGGGTGGAAAATTGATTGAATCATGAGCGCCGTCTGGGGCGTCGAATCGTTGATGTACGACACGCGAAAGTACTGACACGTCATGGTGAAGTCGAGCGTAAACCCGTTCGACGTGACTGCCGTGACTGGCGTGACGACGTTGGACACCGGGTAGAACGGTGACGCCGTGTTTGAAAACTGAACAAAGATGTTACCGGTTGCCGTATACGGTTGAAGGTAATACGAAACACTCAGGGATGCAAACTGACTGACATCCTCGGGTGTTCCTGGGAATGTGGCGCCGGCGCCAAGCGCCGCCGTCGTCGAATTTCCAGTGGATACTGTCGCCGTAGCCACTGGGATATATGTCATCTCTTATATGATTGACCAAAAAAATCCAGTCCAGAAAACAGTCAACGATGTGTAACTCTGCGTCACCGTTATTGACGTCGATCCGTCTATGAGATTTCCACCGGATGTTGCGATAGTCACGCGGTACGCCGTGTTGCTTGTGATTAACCCAGACTCGTCTTTGATGATGTACGTCTTGCCCTGGACGACGCTGGTCCCGACAGGCAGAGTCACGGTGACATTCGTGCCGTTGACACCGATGTAGTAATCGGTCGCCAGGGCTGTGTAGTTGCTCGAGATTCCAGTCTGGATGGGATTGACGCCGTACCACGGCGGCGGCGTCCCCGCTGAGCGCGTGAAACTCATCTGTTATGTGCCAAGAATTTAAGACCATCCACCTATATTCACGTCGGCCGAATTGTCTCCAATCTTTTGGATATATATAAACGACCCTCTACGAACACCGGGAGTTGCTGTAAACGTACCCGGTGAAGTAAAACTTGCTACAGGATACATTCCACCGGGTGTAACAACACTGAATGTTCCTTCAAGTGTAGTATAATAAGTAGTGGCCGTACTCGTGGCAGTCGTGATTGCCGAAATGCGTTCTGTACTGTTTCCAGTGTAATAAACTGTATTAACCGACGTTACCGAGATAGTACTTCCGGGTCCAGTAGTAGACGTTACGTTTTGTGAAAATACACCACACCCGACAATTGAAACCCCCGCTGTCCCAGAACCCAATAACATATTTAATTGTGTGTTTCCAGGTGTTGCACTTGTAGTTATTGTTACTAGGTGTATCATTTTCATGTAATATTTTCCATTCTGAAGTTGGACACCGTTCACCATACCTGGAAATGCGGGTACAACCACCGCGCTCGTTGTTGTACCAAACGCCGTATCAGCGTTCAACTGATAAAAATACTGAACTGGAATGAGACCACGGATAGTCGATGAAGTTCCGTAAAAGACGTTCGATGTTCCGTTAAATTCCAACGCTCCTTTTACAACCTGACCAGAGGTCGAGTCTGTAATTCCGGGTGTCAAGTACACATTCGTCGTCGTCACCGCGTTCGACACGTACAGGTTTCCCGTCACATTGAGCGTTGTTCGACCCGCCAGACC